GCCTTCTTTATTCGTGTAACTTCCGGTCTGTATTCTACCAGTCAGCACAATCTTTGTCCCTTTATGCAAGTATCTCTCAGCGAACTCTCCCGCCTTGCCGAACGCAACGCACTGGATGAAGTCTGCTGAGTTTTCCTGGTTTTTCCCTCTTCTGTCAACTGCCAGGGTGTATCTCGCCACTGCCATAGCCTGCTCCCCCTGGGTATATCTAACTTCCGGATCACGTGTGAGGCGACCCATCAAAATCACTTTATTCATTGTCCCGCTCCTTTCTCGATTTCCTGTATTTTTAACACGTAGTATAACTTTCCTGGCTCGGCTCCCCATTCCGGCTTGCCTTTTCCGAAATGCAATGTGCATTTGCAGATGATTTCCGGGGACTCTTTGGAATAGCCATTTCTAAATACTATCGGTACCGGCCATGGCTTCCGGATTTCTTCCGGTGCTGCATCTCCATATACCATCTGTCCTCCAACCAGGATAAAGCCGAAAGTGTTCATAAATCTGCTGTCATAGTACGGCTTGATTTCTCTGTACTCTTCTGTTTTTTCACCGGAAGCAATCATATCAAACCACTTTTTCTTGATTGGTAATATCAGCATTTATCTTCCTCCTTTATTATTTCAAAGCTATCCATTGGTACAAGCCTTGTTTTATTGCATCCATAGGCAACTATAGCGACTTTCATTTGCTCTTTTACATCTCTTCCTATGTAATCTTTTTCCGAGCCATCGTACCCATAATTTGTGTCGCAAAACAATTCTGCTTTTACCACAATCATCTTCATGCCTATAATAATTCCAACAAACTCCTTTTCTGACGGTTCGTAATATGTTTTCATAAAATCTCCACCGCCCCAATCTTCTGCCGGAACCTCCCTAAATCTGTCTTTCTCTTTTTTCTCTGAGTAATCTGTGTAGAAGTATGCAGGCTTTCCGTTTTCTGTTTCATCCCCAGTCAGAAGTGTTATACATTTTCCATCGTTAATTTTTCTCATGTATTTACTGCACTTCACTGTCTGAAACATATATTTATTACATCTTCTCAGCTTCAATTCCGGCACCTCCTGTCTCTCGCTGCAGACCGGAACATCATCAACAGCATTTCTGATACCGGCCTGCTTCTATCTTTTCTCTTTGCCTTCTTGATTGCTTTGAGGTCGTACCACTCACCCCGGTAGTTCATTCCATCCGGGACATACACGCCTACCTGGTATGGGATTTCTTTCTTGATCTGCTCGTACACTTCTTCCGGCATCACGTAGTAATTGTAGTCTCCCAGGAAGTTGTGACCGTTCTTCGAGTGAAAATCCTCTACCGAGGACTTAACCTCGTAGCAATAGAAGTCTCCCTTCTCTATGCCGGACACTGTATTGTTTACCGGCTTGAATTTCATAAAATCCACCCGCACTGCATTCATGGTGGCGTAGTCGAAAGTCACTTCCCTGGCCCAGTAAACTCTCGGATCATTGTTCGGACAGATGTGCTGCTGGATTGAGAGCGACAGCATCGCCGTGATCTCCGGTCTTTTATTCTTTTCCATCCTAACACGGTCCTCCTTCCGCTCCATGAAATGCTCCCGCCGGGTACATCCATCGCCCCTTCACATACACATCATCGATTGTAAATTCTCCGGTAATCAAACTCCTCAATGCCTCGAAATCTCCGTGATATACACATGACTCCGCATCTCCGACGAATGTTTCTAAGTCGCATTTGTTATCCAGCGTGAAGCCAAGTATCTCTTCATCTCTCTTTAATGCCTCAAATTCTTCCGGATATATCTCCTTTATTCCCGCAAATAGTTTCGGAGTAGAGAATATGCACATCGCACAGCTGCATCTATTCCATCCCGCTCTGTAGCAAGGATGCGGATTGACGTTGTGTCTCTTTAGAACTTCCCATATATCTCTTTCTGAATAGTCGATCACCGGCCGCCATTGATGCACTATTCTATGTGCTTTTGCCGGTGCGTTTGTCCTGTGTATTTCTATTTCGTTATACTTTGAGCGTCCTTTTGACTCGCCTCGTCGTTCTCCGGATACGACTAAAATCTTTACATTTTCCTTTGTCTGTTCCAAGTTCGATGTTACACTGTCCTGGACTGCCGCCTTTAGATTTCCGCTGCACCAACGTCCCTGGTGGGTACCGCCTTTTGCCGGAAATTTATGTCTCTTCCCTCCAAGCTGTTCTAACTCCTGCAGTCGGCTAAGGTTTGACATCACCGTGTCTGCAACCATAATTTTCAAATATGCGCTGCACCATCTCCTGCTCAAATCTCCTGTTTTAGCAGGGAATTTCATTCTATAACCCAGCTTTTTCAGTTCTGCTTCCATATCTTCCGTGGCTTTTTCTTTAATTTCCTGGCATTGTAGATAATTTCTCGACAATCGGCATTGCCTTACTTCTCCGGTATCCGGATCAAGCCATTCAACCGGTTCGCTTGCGCCGATTCTATACAGTTCCCCGAAAAATCCATTAACCCTCCACGAAAGTCTCAGCTTTACTCCTTCTGCTTCTGCAAATGATTTCACATAATTCTGTGTGCATTTCCAGTCCATTTTTCTCTCCGGGTTTCCACCGTCAATATCATGGTGCCAAAACTCCATCCGCTCTTTTGGTACCCCGAGTTCCAGCAGTTTGTAATAGCAGGCTATGCTATCTTTTCCTCCGGAAAGAAGTATTGCAACCAGGTCGTACTCCTCAAGTGGTAACAGTTCCGGTAGGAAAATCTTCTCGAAGTGGGAAGAGTCTCTCCTGCCTTCAACTCTCGGAATTATCCTTTTGCCGGTACCATATATCGGTATATCTAGTTCCCCATACATAAGCGGCGTGTCTTTGGTGCAATCGGCGTCTTTTATAAATCCCTCGCATTCCTGCATCGCTAACACTCCTTCTTTACATACAAGTCGCTGGTTCCTTCGACCACGCTTTTCTCTTCATCGTTAGGGAACTGGAAGCCGTACCATTCTAGTATTCCGTAGAATGCCTTTACCCTCTTGCCTCTGACCGTGTTGTATGTGTAATTCCACTCAACCAAATCTGCATCAGCAGCCATTGCCGATACCATGCAAAGCAGTTTATGGAGTACGCTGAGTCCTTCCATTTTCTTCTCTGCAGCTTCTATATCTTCTTTCTGAGCGTTGTAGCACTTGTCTCCCAGGAAGAACTCCTTCAATGTGTTATGACCTGTGAATGTCTCCCAGCTCATCATCTGCTCGAAAAGTTCTGCAACAACTTTTTCTTCATTCGTAACCTTCTTAATTCTGCCAGCTAAAATGCCTTCAATGAACGCCTTCCTCGTGTTGGCCGCTTCTTTCAGAATTGCCTTGATCTGCTTCTTGTTGCGCTTATTCTGTCTTTCCGCTTCCTGCGCTGGTGTAAGTGCCTGCTTTTCCTTCTTTTTCTTACGGATCACGTACAATGTTCCATATCTTTCCAGGTAAAACATCGGCTCGCCATTATCCTCGAACTTCATCGTCTTAGGTGGCTCCTTGTCGAGGCTGTAGTCCTTCATACGTTCCCACTTATCCGTGTAAAACTCGCTATCCGCTTCCTTCGGAGCTTTCTTTAATCCTAGTTTCTTCATCATTGCCACGTACAGCTTCATGTTTTCCTGGCGTTTCTGCTCTTTCTGAGCATTGATTGCTCTTCTTGCCAAATCTCTCGAATCTGTGGAATCCTTCAAAATCTTATCCCTGGTCTTTACGTCCTTGATCTTTTCCAGTTCGTACAAATCCGTAAGCGACAGCTGGTAGCCGTCCTGCCTCTCTTTCTCCATCAGCGTCTTGGAATCCAACTTTGCGATATTCAAACGATGTCTGACTGTTTTTTTGCTAAATCCGGTCTTTTCAGCGATTGTGTCCTCTGTTTCTCCCAGGTCAAGCATCATCTGAAATCCCTGTGCCTGTTCATATACGGTCAGATCGCTTCTCTGTATATTCTCCAAAAGCATTACAGATGTCTGCTCTTTTTCGTCCATATCCGAAACAATGCAGGGAACAGTTTCAAGTCCCGCCATGCGTGCTGCTGTCAATCTTCTGTTTCCGATTACAGCCAAATACTTTCCAGGTTCCTGTGGGTCGGGCACAACAGTTAAATTTTGAAGTATTCCCTTCGCTTTGATGCTCTCCGCAAGTTCCTCAATATCGTTATACGTTTTTCTCACATTGTTTGGGTGGACCTTTACAAGTTCAATGCTGATATTCTGTATTTCTGCCATGTTCTTTTCTCTCCTTTTTCTTTCCGGCATCCGCGGGTGCCGGGATTATATGATTATGCAATGGTACAAGCCGGGGCGCAGCGATAGGCCCAGTACGCGGTGAGGTAGTAGACGTGGCCGCTAGAGTACACGCACCACGTATAGTACGAATCGCCACGACTAGCCGAGCGCAAGCGGTGATAATC